TCTCTTAAGATGTATATGTACATTCTCTTAGCAAATATAATGTTTTTCTTTCTACTTCCTAGAAACATTCTATCTTTATCTATGCTGTAAATGTCTGATAACTCATCAACTATTATGTTGTGGTAGTAATCGCTAAATTTTAATCTTCTTCTTTTCATTGTGTTTATTGTTAATTTAAGTCGTACACTATTGTATCAACTATGTCTTGAATGTTTAAGCCTATAAAGTCTGCCAATCTTTTTGCGTGTATAAATCTAAGTCTTGTTGGCTCTGCTATGAATTTACTACTTGTAGCATAATTAACTTCTATTATTTTACATAACTGCAAATTAGATATTCCATATATCCTTAATAGAGCCTCAAACTCATTTCTTGATTTTCTGATTTTATCCAAAGAATATTTCTTAGTCATCTTTAGAAAGGTATTTATCAACTTTAAACTTCTCTACCTTAAATACAGTTTTGTCAAAGTGATAGAAATCTACTACTTGTTTTTCATCTAGCAGTTTCATAATATCATCTTCAGAAATAAATCCTAAGATATGTTTACGTTCCCATACTATGTAGGTGTATGTCTTTAGGAAGTGTTTAAAAATCTCTATCTTCAAATACTCCATCTTTGAACATTTTGAGCCATTGTTTTTGTGTGTCTTTTTCATATCTATTGTTATATAGTGTAGTTATTATTTCTTCTGCTTCTAATTGTGATAAATCGTTAATCCTATTTAAGATGTCAGATTTCATTTGTGTAGTAAGTGATGTGTGGTCAATGTTAGACTCAATGATAAGCCATTGGGTATCTGTAATACCACTAGGCTCACCATCAAGAATATTATCTATCCAATCATCAGTCATTAATCAACAATCTCATCCTGACCAAATACTCCTTGCTCATAGAATCCTGCAATTTTAAGTACCACTCTGCTCATTGCTCTCTTTTCTGCCATAGCAACAGGGAACTTCTTACCACCTCCCATTAAATTACTGTCAGATGCCTCACCGAAACTCATAGCGTTCTTAACCTCATTGCCAACTTTCATTGTTGCTGCTGCTCTTAATACACAGATACATTTCTCAATATCCATATTGATTACCTCATAAGCAACTGTAATATTGTTTCTTGATACAATCTTATCAATTCCTGTTCTAGTGATAATTACAAACCCTCTCTTGTCTTTGTAAATATCTTCTTCAGTTAAGCCATTCTGCTTGTAAAGCCTTCTTAAAGCCTCTTTTCTTGTTTCAACGATTGGCTCAGGTTGTTTCTTTAGTTTTTCTTGCATTGTTTTTTTTGTCATTTTGTTATTATTTAATTGATTAATACTCGGTTCTTGTTGAGCAAGTTCTTCTTGCTTCATTTGCATAAATTCTTCTTTCATTCTTCCCATAATTGTTTATTGTTTTAGTTATTAATTGAGGCAAAGATATAAAATTGGAATTAACCACCAAAACATTTTTAACAATTTTTAGACAAATGTTTACCTACTAGAGATAAAGTGTATGAAAATTATGTGATATTTTAAAAATAATGCACTAAACGAGCCACTTGACCACTCACTTTTTCGTGCAAAAATCCTTCAACTGCTTTAGGAACTCCTGTATACCCTTTTCTTGAGTGCCAACTGTCAGTTCCTGATGGACTACGCATATACTCTACAGTAACTCCTATAAAGTCTTTAGCATCTCTCCATTTGTGTTTTACCTTGTGATGCAAGTGATGTAAGTACCAATACCTATACTTAGTTTCACTCCACATTGTTGGTTGCTCTTGAGCCATTAAAAGAGGTAAATTATCCATCTTAGCACCATCTCCGTGTTCTAAGCCTATTAGATTCTTACCATACTTATAATACTTTCTGTGTGCTACTGATATATCAAATGTAATCTCTCTGTCATTTCTAAACCAACTCTTTAATGCGTGTGCTAAATGGAAACCACTCTGATAATCGTGATTACTCATTGAATGAATAATATCTACAGGTGCTACCTCTCTTAGTATTTCAACACACTTAACATATAGTGCTAGAGCAATTTCAAAGTGTTCCCACCATTTACCATCTACATCCTGATTTGTACCTGCTGTAGTTGTATTATAAACATTATCTATATGTAGTACATCATTACCTATGCAGAATAATACTCTATCTACATCAAAACCCTTAGACTTCTCTATAAGTCCTTCTAATCCCTCTAAAACCCTATTACAAGCAATCTCTACATTATACCCATCAGCAGTTTCAAGTTGATTAGCATATTTACCTATATGAATATCTGCAGGATTTATTACTAATAAGTGATTGGATTGTTTTATCTCTCTCTTGATAGATGGATAGTGTGGTGAATGATTTTCTATAAAACTTTCAACCTTTCCTAAGATGTCATTCTCGTTTGCAGTTAAATCTTCCTTAGTTACAATGCTGAATCTAAATTCTCCACTAGCAGATTGCCAATGTTTTACAGAAACTACATCTTTCTTTTTTATACCCCTCTCTGATAGATGTATGTCTAATGCTGTGTTGCCATTGAAGTTAGTAGTATCTTCTGCTCTATTCTCATAAATCATTTCAACTTCTTCTTCTGAAAGCCTTAATCTTTTACCATATTGTTTCATTGTTTAAAGTGTTGGTTATTAGGCAATATTACGAAAAAAAATGCTTGTATAATACAAAAGTGAGATGTTTTTAAACATCCCACTCTTGAAAACTATAAACAATTTTGAAAACAAAGAAGGACACAACCCCCTCAAAGTCTACGCAAAGATAATTATTTTTTACAATTATCAGTACATTTATTATTATTTTTTTCAAATACTGAAAAACACAAAGGTAAAATACCTAACCCTGTAAGTATCAACGCATTAGTGTCAATACCATTTTTTTCAATATATAAACTTGCAGATAAAACTATTACACCACTAATAGTTCTCTTGCTACTCCACTTACCTTTTGTGTCTGTAAACAGTTCTTTAACTGCTTTCAATAAGTCTGTTATTGGTTTTACGCCACCCTTAACTAGCATAGACCCCACCCATTGAGGTATCATTATTTTTTCTTTGTATAATTAGGCACTAGAGCATCAATCATAGTATCTAGCCAACCAAAGATTTTGTTGTCTTTTTCTGTTGGAGTTAAATTAGTAACAACTTTAGCGAAAGCCATTAAGCCAACTAATAGTTCAATCCAATTTTCTGTAATAAAATTCATAATATATATTTAATTAGTTAATATTCAGTTTAGTAACCCCAAATACAAGGGTTTGTTTTGTCCTCATCACAATCAGCGTGTATAAACTTGTTTTTAAAGTCTATACCAAATCTTTCAAATCCTACACCACCTAATCCTCCAAGAATTAATGCTAAGTTTTTACCATCAGTAAATTTAATATCAGCAGCGATACCTTTAATATGACTTGAGGTAGGGTTTTTAATTGATAATGGATGTTTTTCACATCTATATCCACTATTTATTCTAAATGGCACTCCTGCAATCCTTCTTGCTTTATCCATCATCTCTAAGAAGTTATCATTAATGTAGTTTGTATTACAACCACATTTACAATTAAACTCACTTCTTTTAAAGTATTTTAATTCCACTTTATTTATTCTCTTTAATAGATTTAATAATCTCCTCAAAAAAACTTTCAAAATCTTCTTTAATTTTATTTTCAGAATCAATTTGTTCTAACTTTTTTATAGCCCAATTAACACCTGCATCTCCTCCCCAAGCATCCCACATAATACCTCCACATCCTTCATCATAAGGTACATCTTTATGTTGTTGATGTCTTTTAAATGATGCCATACGAGCAATAGTATCTCTTGAAAGTTTTTCTCTATTTGCTAATTGTCTTGCTCTAGTCCAACCTACTTGAGTACCACAATCACTACCATTTTCCTCCTTATACTTTATAGCCCTCTTAGCATTGTTAGTTGCTGCCTGTGGGTAGTCATTATAAGTTTCTGCTGAATAATAATCTTTATTAGCAGTTTCACACTCTGACTTACTAGAATAATCACATCCACCTGTTTCGCCAAACCTCCAACTACCATTTTCACATTCGTAGCAAGGCATACTAAGTAGTAACCATTACAAATTCAATATCTATAGCAGTATCAGCACTAGAAGATTGTCCTGAAATACTTTGAATATCTGCAAAAGTAATTGCACCTGTAGCAGTTGTAGCATCAACAGCATCATTCATTAATAACAAAGTTTCTGAAGATGCTAAAGTGAAGTAAATATAATCTGCACCATTGTAAATTCTCAAATAAAGTCTTTCTGTATCATCTAAATTTGTTATTCTAAAGTATTTGTAATTTGCGCTAACTACTGTACCCTTCCCATCTGCTGTTGAAAGTGCTAGTATATCTGTAAATGTTATACTTTCAGCACCTTTACCTGCAATACTCATAATTCTTTGTGATACTTGACCATTGCTAGTATAAGTTTTACTCATTGTATTACCATAATCTACTCCATTAAGAGTGTATGACTCTGATATTGTTACTATTAAATTTGATGGTGTTATTGTTGTTGCCATATTATTTTATTTTATTTTTTATATTTTTGTGAATAATGCTACTATAGAACCTATAGTTACTGTATAAATCAACCACATTGCCTTTACTAATACCTTTCTCATTGTTGTGTTTCTATTTACTCTTGCAGTAACTCCTGTATCAGGATTAAGTAATCTATCTGTAAGCATATCTAACTTACTATCCAAACTATCTATCTTCTCGTTTATAGAACTAATGTCTTTTTTCATTGATACTATCTCCTCTTTAGTTGTCATAAGATACCTCTATTGTAAAGTTGAAAAATACCACATTACCACTACCTGCAGTTTTAACCATTGGAAAAACTAAATCACCTGCAGCAATTGCACCTGCAGTAATAGTCGTTACATTAATTTCTTTTACTTGGTCGTTACCTGATGATGATGCAGAAAACTCGTGAATAAGAGTAGGAGTTAAATTACTTGTATCAGATGCAACAGGAGTAACCTTACACATTGCTATAGTTACAAGATTTGATTGACTACCTGCCAACCAACCCCTTATATTTGTTACAGTACAAGCATCTTGTGGTATGTAGTTAGCAGTTCTAAATATATCACTAACATCTAATGTAGCAGCACCAACAGTTCCACTCCCATAATCTACTCCAATTTCAAATGGAGATTGACCATCAGTCATATTGTTTCTATATTCATATGTACTCCCATTACCTGTAGTATATCCAATTACTTGAAATACAGTAGTTTTTATAGTGCTTTTAGGTAGCCAAATTAAATTACCATCAGTTCCTGTAGCAGATGTACCTGAATTTTTAGTTAGAATAGTATCATTAGTAGCATTTTCAAATCCCATTGGATTATGCCTATTTACATCTGTTAGATTTTTATGTTCGTTTGCAGCCATTTATATATTTATTTTAACATTCAGGACAATAATTCTTCCAACTATCATAATCTCTACGAGGTCTTGAGTATATACTATCATACATTATAATTCCGTGATTTTTGTATGTAGTTGTATTACAAGGTGCATTAGCAGTATATGTAGGGTAATCACCACTATTATCAGGGTCATCAAGAAACTCTATCATATCCTGTAAGTATATCTCAGCCTTTCTGTAAGTGTCTTGCTTATAAGCATTTAACTCAGCAGGGTCAATAATAGTAGAAAACTCATCAATATTGTGAACAATACCCATACTGCTACTATTACTCTGAACCTCATTAATTACCTCAAATCTTGCAAACCAACATAGAGTTCTAACCAAGAAATCATCCATTAAAGTTTGATTTGCAGTAGTTAAAGTACCACCATTGTTTTGTGTTTTTAATTCCTCATAAAACTTCTTTCCAATAGCACTTTTTAAATGTGCTAATTCAGAAAGTAATATAGTGTTAGTAGAAATTAAAGCAGGGTCAGTATTGGCATTAGTAAAACTATTGCTTATAACTTCTTCTGAGGTTGCTAGTGTTTTGTATTGATTTACATTCGCCATAGTTATTCTGTTTTTTCAGTTACACTTAAATCACCTGCATTGTCATCTCCAATACCATCAGCATCATCATCTCTTGTTACAATAATTTGCTCTCTATCAGTCAAGAACATATCACCTTCTACAAGCATTGGTAAGTCCTCATCTAATAATCTTCTTTGCTCATTAATTGTAAGAATTTTTGATGGGTCAATCTGAGTAGCAAAACTAATTGGTGGCTCATAATGAATTATTAAATCTTCAGGTAAAAAACCTAATTCTTTATATAATATTTTTTTAATACCATTTAAAAGTAAATCAGAAGTATCTTTAATAACAGTAGTCATTGCTAAATCATAAGCAATTCTAATCTCACTACCTGTATTATTCATCTTACCTGAACTAACTAACCCACTCAATGATGGCTGCCATCTATGAGCAGTTACAATGTTTTGGTCGGTTATTCTCTGTAAGTCTATCCAACTACCTTCTTGGTCATCTTTTATTATCTGTACATTAGCCTGAGAAGTATCTCCATTCTTAACGATAAACATAATCTTACCATTATTCCCATCTCCTACAAACTTCTTCTGTGCTTCGTGTACTAATTTCTTTGCTTCTTCCTCACCCATATCTCCACTAATCTCAACGATTGCAGATGGTTGGAAGCCATTTTTAAATTTTGTGTGATTCCATTTACCAATCTCATAATCAACTGCAATATGCTCTAATGCAGCAACATAATCAGGTAAACCATAGAATTGGAATGTAGGCTCATAATCATTAAACTCAAATATAAATCTATTACTCTTAACCTCAGGGTATAAAGGAATTACATTAAGTTTGTCCTTCATAGTATTGAACTTTGCCCAATCAGGATGAACATACGCTTCTTTCTTGTTTTTAGCCATTCTAACAGTAGTTGCATCTACGTGATATAGATTTAGTCCACCATCATATAAAACTCCCTCTAAGTAAGCGTTTCCAAAAGTATAGTAATCATCTGCTAATTTCTTAAAAATCATTCTTAATGACTCTCCATCAGCATTAACATCTTTAATGTAATCTAATACATCTTCATTATTACTAACGAATTTAGCACCACTCGTAAAGATTGTCTTTTGTGCAAGTACACTCCTATGAGTAGATGATTGTCGCTTTAACTTTGCTAAGTATTGTGGGAATAGATTGTTATCCCCAAAAGGAACATACTCTGTTCTTATTTTAGAGATGTCCTGTATTTCGTGAATATTCTCAGGTACTGCTAAATTAAAAACTCCAAATTCAAAAGTATTACTCTTTTGAGTCTGAAGATTTTTTACCTGACTTTTTCTTTTTGGTTGCTTTCTTTGGCTCATCTTTAGTTTTTGTAGTTGATAATTTTTCTACCTTATCAGTCATTCCTAAATCTTCATAAGCATACGCTAACTCCTCTTGAGTTGCTATTGCCCATTTAATTTTAAAATCACCTTTATAGGTTGTTCCTACTGATAATTTTGCTTTATATTCTGCCATAATTGTATATATCTTTAAGTGTGATAAATCTACAACATTTTTGCCATTACAATCACACATATTATTAGAAAGATATTAATAGGAAATGTTATAAACTTTTTACGAACTAAGTTCAACCTACTATTATACCTTTAATTATTATGCTGCTGTAGTTGCAGTTAATGCAGAAGTATCTACAGTAACAGTACCTATATACTTTCTAGGTAACTCAAACTGTCTTGCAGTTAAAGTAATTGTCATTCCACTTTCATCAGAATAAGCAGCACCTGTGCCACCCTCCATAGAAGTTAAGTTTAAATAAGTTTGACTTTTTGCAGCCACATCTTCATTTGCATATTTTTCACTAGCACCAATTACCCACCAAGAGCCGTTAGTATCTTTTACTGCACCCATCATACAAGTGTCCAACATTGCTTGAAATTCTGCAAATCGGTCATTGTTAATCTGTGGTATCATAAATGATAATGTACACTCAAAAGCAGTTGAACCATTTTCTTTTGTTGCGTTTACTGCTAATGCACCTGTTTCATTTTTGTTCTCAAAAACAAACCAAGCAGCAGCAGAAGCACTTGTAAGAATACTATCTATATCGTGTTCACCTGCAGCATTACCATAAACAACTGCATCATTAGTGTCCCAAGACCTTAATAGTATTTGAGTAATACCACCTGTTGATTGTAAATTACTACACTCAACGCCTATACCTTTATCTATTGCCATTTTTTTATTATTTTATTAGTTATTTAAAAGTAATTTAGAGGAGGCTTTTACACCCCCTCTATTATTACATTATTGTTATGCTCCAAGTCCCCATTGAACAAGAGAAGAGTACAAGTATTGTACACCTAACTTGAAGTAACCTCTAAAGAACATTTTTTCTTCTAAATCATCATAAAATACTTTGAAACTTCCTTCAGGGTCTGTTACATCAGAACCGATAATCAAGTTGTCTACTGCACAGTAACACATTCCTTGAGTATTGTTAGCACCTGCTGCAGTTTGGAATACATCAGGATTAGTGTCTGATAAGATAGTGTCCCACTCATACATTGGTACAACCTCAACACCTCTAAACATTACTCTACGCATACCATCTACTTGGTTTACTACTGCTAAATCAGCACCTGTACCTTCTAGGTTTGCTAAGTAAGCATTGAATACTTTAGGAGTTACAAACATTTTCTTGTCTGCAGGTGCTACTTGTTGTAACGCTGCAGGTGCGCCATCATAAATAGTTCTTAACATTGTAAGTGCTTCTGCTGCTGTTGGTGCTGTAATTGAAGCAAAAACAACCTCAGTTACAGGCTCTGCTTTCATTAACTCCATCCAACCATCAAATGCTGTGTAACCTGCTACTCCTCCTGCTACATCACCACCCCATGCTAATCTTACTACATCTTGTGCGATACCTCTTACTGCTCTGTTTACGATTGCATCTGCTAATTGAGTTCCCTCAATGTTCATTACATCTGCTCCACTTCTGTAAGATTCTTCAATGAAAGTTCCGAAAAACTCATCAGTACATTGCTCTAAAGCAACTCTACATCTACCTGCAGTAATTACTTTGTCATCAATGTTAAATTGAGTTGCACCACTTGATGCAGAACAACCTGAGTAAGACTCAACAATTTTAGTTAAAGATGCTGCAGTATATACATTCATTTTGTGCTTAACATTAGGAATTACTCTATAGTTACGCATTAAATCTTCACTTCTGAATACAGGCTCGTAAAAGATTTCGTTTAAGTTCGCACCTCCGTAAGTTGCTGCGATACTATTATTTGCTACATTTGCCATTTTTTTCTATTTTTTTTAGTTATTAAATTTACTTCTAATTCTTGATGCTAATACATTGTAAAAATCTGCATTTTCATCTACTTTTTTGTTTTCAACTATTGCAGGGTCGCTGTCAGTATTTAACTCAGTACCTTTAGCATCTGCCTTGTTGATTTTTGCGTTTAAACCTTCTACTTCTACAGTTAAAGTTTCGTTAGTTCCTTTTGAAGCAACTAATTCTTCCTCTAACAAAGAAATCTTGTTTGATAATTCTATGTTATTAGCCTCAAATGCAGAAATCTTATTCATAATTTCTTCATTATCTCCTAAATTCACAGTTATCGCAGTTTGTTCAGCAACATCTTCAGAAACTTTTACCTCACCTTTTACAGAAGTAACAATTTCTTCAACTTTGTTGTTAAACCATTCTTTTAACTCGTTAGTCATTTTTTTGTTATTTATATTAATACTTAATTTATTCTTAATTTCTTCTTGTGTAATGTTCTTAAACTTAGAAACATCATACTTAGCAGCCACCTTAATAGAGTCAGATATAGTATCAATAAATCTTAGTTTGTATGCTTCTTCAGCATTTAACCAAGTTTCTTCATCCATCATCTCTGCAACAGCATCATAAGATAATCCTGTCTTTTTTACATAAATGTCTGTTAGTTCACTTGTGATTTTATCAAGAGTTTCAGCAGTTTTACGCATATCCTTAGCCTCACCACTAGAACCTCCCCAAGCGTTATGAATCATAAATAAAGAGTTCTCAGCCATAACCACCTCATCTGCACCAAGAGCAATGATAGTAGCAATACTTGCTGCTATACCCTCAATATAAACTGTAGTCTTAGACTCTCTCCTTTTGATTACATTGTACATAGCCATACCATCAAATACATCACCACCTAAAGAGTTGATGCGTAAGTTGATTGGCATATCTTTTAATCCTTTGATTTCTGAAATAAAATCTTGTGCAGTTACACCATAAGTTCCTATCTCATCAAAGATATATATGTCAGCAGAGTTACCTGCCTTATTTTGAATGTTATACCATTTTTCGTTCATAGTGGCAAAAATATAAGTAAACGATTTTAATCTTACCTAATTTTCGTACAAAACTTTTAGTATGTGATATTGTTAGATGGGATAGACTTCTTTCTCTCCTTGTACACTATATTCTGAGCCATACTCTCACTTATATTGTATTTAATAGACAAGTCCATCCAAGTGTGAGTTCTACTGCCTTGATTACCTACTAGCATCTTATCAAAGTCAGCAATAATCATATAGTTTCTAATTCTTTTAGGTTCAATTATACCTTTCTCTACAAGATTTTTTATAATATCTTTACAGGTTGGACTTAATCCAAACTTCTTTTCTAACACTCTACCTTCAAGTTCAATGAAGTCAAAGACTACATCTACCTTATTTTGTCTTATTTTTTTTTCTGACATTTTTGTTTTTAGGTGTTTGAGCATCCTCAATCCATTCATCTACCATCATTTCCCAAAACTTACAAACTGCTGCTCTACAAGAAGTGCAATTCATATCTTGCTTGTTAGATGGGAATAATAAATGCCACTCAGCAAACATTAAACTTAATGATTCAGCGTGATGGCTTGGGAAGTTTCTTTTATGATTTGTGTTTCTAATAACACAATCAGTCATCATACTTCTTTTGTTTTTACTGTAATTATCAGCGATTTCTTTTAAATTCATATGTAAAGGTTTACCATTTGTTTTCAGGACATTTACCGAAAAAGTCTTTTGTTAATGATGTTTTAGCATCTAGGAAGCACTTGCATTTAGCACATCTTGAGCCTTTGCTTATTTTAGGTTTCCTTAATAACATAAAGTTTCGGTAAAAACTACAACTTTTACACACTTCTAATCTTTCTAACTTGGTTTTCTTATCAACAAACATTTGTTTATTTCTTTGATTATTAAATTGTTGCCTGAGATTGTATCACGCTAACTGTATTCTGACTACTTGTAATGTCTGCCTCAACTACTACTACCTTACCTGCACTTCCCATTGCACCCATCATTTGATTTTGACCTAGTGCATTGAATTGTTGTTGGCTAAATGAAGGCATATTAAGTAATCCACCATCTGCAAACTTAACACCACCTCCTGCAGCGTTCATTGCTGATAATTGTCTACCAAACATTGCTGTACTTCTTTTATTTATAACAGCCTCACCACCTTCTAACTCAACTACTCTACCACCTACTGCAAACTTCTCTCCTCCTTGTGCGTGTGATTTTCCGTGTACCATACCTCCATTTGCAAATTCTTCAATCATTCCACCATTAGCAAAAGTTATATTGCTAAAAGCCCTTTCAAATACACCGCTAACAAGACTACCTGCACCTGCTGCTACTATAGCACCAAGAAGTGGATTAGCAGAAAAAGCACCTACAATGTAAAGAGAAACAGTTTCCATTATTTTTGCTCTAATAAGTCTTTTTGCAGCATCCTCAGCAGATTCACCTGATAGTGCTGCTCTTTTAATATCTTCTGCAAATGCTTTGTCTTTATCTTCCTGAGATTGTTTATTTAAGTCTTTTTCTAAATCAAAAATTCTTTGCGCTATAGCCACTCTATCAATACCAACATCCCCTTGAACTTTTAATAAATTACGCAAATCTTGTATTTCCCTTTTCTTTAAATCTGCTTGAAGTTGTGCAATTTCTTCTTCTTTTAAATAACCCATCATCATTTGAGTTACTCTAAAGTCTAACATTTCTCTATCAACATCATTATTTAATTCTTTTGCTTTAGTGTTTTCAGTAGTTGCATTAGTTGATTCATTAGTAGCATCTGTAGATATATTTAATGATTTTACTAAAGCATCAACATCTACTCCTAATTCAAGAGCAGCAGTAGCAGCAGTTTCATATTCTTCTGCTAATTCATCTGCTTCTTTTTTATTTTTAGTTAAGGCTTTGGAGTTTTCATCAACTGACATATTAGCATTAGTCATTTGATTATCTATATTGTTTAAAGATACTGCTAGTCTTTCATTTGTGTTTGCTCGTGCCTCTGTTTGAACTCTTAATGCTTCAGATTGTTCTTTTGCTAATGTAGCAGCCTCAATCTCATTATCAATTTGTCTTTTTCTTATTTCTGTTAATTTTTCTTCAGCAGCAAGAATAGTAACTTTTTGAAGCATTGCAGCATTTGCCTCTACTTGTGCTTTCTTCAAATCCTCTAAGTTGGTTTTTTCAGTAACTATATTAGGTAAATACTCTCCATACTTTAAATTTAATTCTGTTAAAAGTTTATTCCTTGTGTCTTGTGATATGTTAGTGTTTTGAAGTGCATTAAACAAATCATTCATTGCAACCCTATCTTCATCTATTTTTTCAGAAACAGGTATTTCTATAAAGTCAGTTAATTTATTTACAAATGATGAAAAACCATCTACAACATTTTTAATAGAATCTGAAAACAATGACATAAATCCAATCTGAAATCCTTGACCTGCAGATTCTGCTCTTTTAAAAGCACCTTCTAAAGTATCACCAACAATTCTTGCCATTTCCTCTGCAGCACCATTAGCATCTTTAAGAGCATCTCTTAATGCAACAGTTCTTTCTCTACTTGTAATCATTTGCTCAAATGCAGCAGCCTGTCTTAAATCAACTACCTCCATAATCTCAGCAAGACTACCTCCTTCTTTACTAAATTTAGAAAGAGCAGGAACTAACTCATCTAAAGAGTGAATTGTTTTACCAAATGACTTTACTAAGTCTGAGTTTGGGTCTTGCATTTTAAGAAGAATGTTTCTTAAAGATGTACCTGCAATAGAAGCCTCAATACCTGAATCTGCTAATTGCGACATAATAGCAGTAGTATCTTCAATAGAAAAACCTGCTGACTTTGCAATAGGTGCAACCTTAGTCATAGAAGTTTGGAATTTTTCAATGTCTAATGCAGAACTTGTAAATGCTACAGCCATAACATCTACTACTCTTTGTGTTTCACTAGCATCTAATCCAAACCCTCTAACAGCAGAACCTGCTACAATCGCTGCTCTAGCCAAATCACTATCTGTCGCTGTTGCTAACATTAATGTAGCCTCTTGAGCATCTAATATCTCTTGAGTAGTAAAACCTAATTTACCATAATTAGTCTGTAATTCTGCAACTTGTTGTGCAGTAAAGAATGTGGAACGACCTAAATCTTGCGCAGATTTTGATAGTCTTAAAAATTCACTTCTATTAGCGCCTGTAATTGCTTTAACTTTAGCCATTTGAAACTCAAAATCTCTAAATGATTTCATAGCATTACTAACAGCACCTGCAACCTGTCTAAATGCAGCAACAGCACCTAACACTCCTGCAGCCATCTTCCCAAAACTCTTAGTTGATTTATCTGCTGTCTTACCTACTCTTTGTAAATCCTTATCACCTTTTACTACTACCTGTACTACTATCTTTTCTGTATT